TAACTATTCAAGAAGGCACTGAGAACGAAGCCTTCACTTACAACCCTATCGACACTGGCCGTGTTACTCTAACCATCTCTGACTATGTTGGTGATGCTTGGTACGTAACTGATGACATGCGTGAAGATGGCTACAACGTTGATGCTCTTATGGCAGCTCGTTCAGCTGAGTCTACTCGTGCTATCCAAGAGAACTTTGAGACTCGCTTCTTGGCAGTAGCTAACGCAGCTCAAACTGACGCTGATCCAAACACTATCAATGGCCGAGCCCACCGTATTGCTTCAGGTGAGACTGACGATGTATTCGCATTGTCCCACCTAATCAGTATGCGCCTTGCTTTTGATAAAGCTAACGTACCCGGTCAAGGTCGTGTATTCATCTGTGACCCTGTTGTAGAAGCTACACTTAATGGTCTAGTCAACATCTCTACTGATGTTACTCCTTTCGCTAAGGACATCTTGAATAACGGCATGTCTTCTGGTATGCGTTTCGTCCAAAGCCTATATGGTTTTGATGTAATCATCTCTAACCGACTACCTACTGGTAACTTTGGTGATGGTACAGAGTCAGTAACAGGTGGCGTTGCTAACATCGCTATGTGTGTACTAGATGATCAATGCAAGCCAATCATGGCAGCATGGAGACGTATGCCTCGTGTAGAAGGTGAGCGTAATAAAGACCTACGCCGTGATGAGTTTGTTGTTTCAGCTCGTTGGGGTATTGGTGCACAACGTGTTGACACTCTAGGTGTTATCATCACTTCAGCGTCTAACATCTAAGGAGAATAAAGATGGGTTTTGAATCTAACACAGGTTTGGGTGTAAACAACCACTATGGCGCTCGTAACACTGGCGGCTTTAAAGGTGGTGAAGCTCCTTCAGCAGGTGCTGAGAAAGAGATTAGTGTCAACTTTGATGGTGATGACACTGGTGTTAAAGTACAAGTGCCAGAGGGCGCTATTGTGACAGAGATTGTAGACTTCTTCACAGGTACTATTGGTGCAGCTACAGTAGGTGCTCAAGACATCTCTGCTGCTGATGGTGCAGCAGCTAACTATGTTACTGTTACTACAACAGCAGACTTGACTATCACTGGCCCTACAGCAGGTACAGCAGTAGTTAAGTACTTATACGTAGTGTAAGCTATAAGCCTTAAGGGGAGGAGGAGAAATTCTTCTCCCTTTTATTTTGTCTGGAGGAAATAGATGACTACAATCCAACATAGAGACATAGAAGATGCACAGCTCCATGAGCCAAAGGGTGCAGCTTCAGCAAGTGCTGGTGAGGTATTGACAGCAAATGGTGCTGGAGGCTCTTCTTGGACTGCTATTAATAATGCTAACAAGATAGTGTTAAATTTACACCATGACGACATAAGCACAAATACTTCCCACTTTGTTGTAAGTCCTATGGCAGGCACAGTGGAAACTATTTGGTCTGTCATTGACACAGCCATTGCTGGTGGGGATACAGTGCTTACGGCTTCTATTGGAGGAACACCTATCACAGGAGGTGCTATCACTATCACTGAGTCTGGTAGTGCAGCTGGTGATGTGGACTCTTGCACTCCTAGTGCAGCTAATACAGTTGCAGCAGGGCAAGCAATAGAAGTAGAGAGTGATGGAGTTACCACCACATCTGGGGCATGTGCCCACCTTACAATTGTTATTGATGTATCATAGGAGGAGATATGGCAAAGCGCAATCTTCTTGATATGGTTCAGGAAATACTGAGCGACATTGACTCTGATGAAGTAGAGTCTATTGATGACACTGTAGAAGCTGAGCAGGTAGTTAGTATGCTTAAGTCTTCCTACTATGCCATGATGAGTAATAGGGATTGGCCTCACCTAAGACGGTCAATTCAAATTAGTGGACTAGGTGACACCACTAAGCCTACTCACATGAAGCTTCAAGATGGTATTAAAGAAATTTGTTTTATCAATTATAATAAAGTGAAGAATGGTGAGACTAAGAAGAAGTATGATGGTGTAGAGTATTTGCAACCTGATCACTTCTTACATAAAACTAATCAGCGTAACAGTGACGATAGTACTGTTGATGCAGTTACAGATACTGGCGGTATTGAAGTGTTGATTAGGAATGATAGTCCTCCTACATACTATACAAGCTTTGATGATGAGTATGTAGTATTTGATAGCTATGATAATACTGTTGATACAACACTACAAGAATCTAAGATACAGGCTCAGGCTTATGTAATGCCTGATTGGAACAGTGAAGATACTTTCATTCCAGACTTGCCTGAGTATGCATTTACAGCATTGGTGGAGGAAGCTAAGTCTAGAGCTATGCTTCGTCTTAAACAACAAGCAGACAGCAAGGCTGAGCAAGAGGCTAATAGACAACAACGTTGGCTGTCTCGTAAAGCAAGACGTGTTGCTGGTGGGATAAAATATCCCAACTATGGCAGAACAGGAAGGAAGTAATGGAAGAGTATAAAGGTTATAATATTGTATCTGGTGAAGGCAATGAGAACAGATTTAAGCGCATTAAGCCAATTGGTAAAGGGTCGATACCTAAAGTATTGTTAGGCCTTTATACTAACGCAGCAGAAGCTAAGAAAGCTATTGATATGCAGAAGCTAGATCATAAAGCTAGGGTGGAGACTAATGCCAAGAACAAATCAAACGGGTGAATTTAACACGTTTGTAGGAGGCCTTGTAACAGAGGCCAGTCCTCTGACGTTTCCAGAAAATGCTTCAATTGATGAAGCTAACTTTATTTTAAACCGTGATGGCACCAGAGAGAGACGACTGGGAATGGACAGGGAAGAAGACTTAGTTCCCTACGACATTACTTATGACATCACCCCTGTTGGGGATGTTGCTGTCAACGCCTTTGAGTGGAAAGATGTTGCAGGTATAACCTCTAAGACTTTCATTGTTTGTCAGGTGCATGACCGAGTATACATCATTGATAGGGCGGATTCCTCTTTAGAGAGTTCTTCTTATGTTAAGTCCTCTATTTTACTCTACTCTTCTTCCAACTCTGTTAGGGCAGACTTTGCAGCTATCGATGGTAAGTTAGTTATAGCGTCTGGCCAGTCAACTATTAAAGTGGTTACTTATTCAGAGTCTACTGATAGCTTTTCTTCTACAGATGAGAGAATAAGGATAAGGGACTTATTTGGTGTAGAAGATATCGTCGATGGAAAAGACTTGCTTTCTCCTGAGTATATCAACTTAAGGCCTACAAGCACAGCTGATGAAGACCACCACATGTACAACCTTCGTAATCAGGGTTGGGCAATACCAAGGCTTCAGTGGACAGGAACCCTTAAGTCAGACCCAGTAGTAGATTTTGAAGACAGTGGTGGAGATGAAAGGGGACTCCCTTCTAACGCAGATACTCCTGTCCTCACTATCTATGCAAATACAGCAGAGTCAGATAAGAACTCAGAGCGGTTTAATGACGATGCAGCAGCAAGACAAGAACCACCTAGAGCTAGGGCAGCACAAGGACACTTTGTAATAGACTTGTTAGATAGGGGTGCTTCCAGAGAAGAGGTTTATCGCCAAGTTACAGATACTTCTACAGGTACTTATATCAATGCTAACCCGGGGGCTACTCCTGAGTATATAGTGTTTAGAACTCCTTCACCCACACTTCCAGAGGATAGAACTAATGGTGGTGCTAGAGTTGTGTCAGAGTTTGCAGGAAGAGTATGGTATGCTGGATTCTCTAGTGAGGTGATAGATGGAGATAATCAATCTCCTAACTTAGCTTCTTATGTATTTTATAGCCAGCAAGTCAGGCATGACAGCCAGATAGCTAGGTGCTTCCAAGAAGGTGATCCTACAGGTATTGAGTCTCCTGACGTACTAGATACAGATGGGGGCTTTGTAAGACTCTCAGGTGCCTATAATATCCAAGCTATGATCAATGTTGGGACAGGTCTTATCGTCTTAGCTGAGAATGGTGTATGGGCTATTAAAGGAAGTGATAGTGGTACTTTTAATGCTAACAACCAGACAGTAGATAAGATTACGGAACATGGTACATTATCTCCCGGCTCAGTAGTATTAGTTGACAGCACTATTATGTACTGGTCAAGTGATGCTATCTACCATATCACTCCTAATCAAGTGGGAGACTTTGTAGCTAAAGAAGTGAGTGTAAATATCAGAGAGTACTATCAGTCTATCGGAGACTCTGATAAGTCTTTGGCTCAAGGTATTTATGACAGCTATGAGAAGAGGGTTCGCTGGGTTTACCAAAATACAACCGATACTACAGAGACTAAGGAGTTAGTCTTTGATGTAGTGTTAGCAGCTTTCTTTCCTTCAGTAATTAGTAATATCTCCACTTCACAAATTCCAGCAGTTCCTATCCAAGTGAGTCCTTTTAATGTTGACACTACGGATGCATCAGTGGTAGTTGGAACGGATGAAGTCTTGTCAGGTACTGATTCTGTGGTAGCTCTTACTACACTCCCTACAGGAGGATTTAGGGCTACTTCGTACCTAACCTTAGTAAACTCTGAAGATACACTAAACACTTCTATTACTTTCTCTAAATATATGAATACTAATTTTAAGGATTGGGAAAGTGTTGATGGAACTGGAGTAGATGCAGCTGCTTACTTGCTCACTGGATATATTGGTACAGGAGACTACCAAAGGCAGAAACAAATACCTTATGTCTTCTTCCACTTTATACGTACTGAAGATGGTTTTATAGATGATGGGGACGATCTGATAGTTTCCAATGAATCCTCTTGTAAGGTTCAATCACAATGGGACTGGACTAACTCACCATCAGCAGGCAAGTGGAGCAAAGAGTTTCAAGCTTACAGATATCGTAGACTATACTTACCAGAAGATGAAGATGATGACTTTGATAGTGGTCACTATACTATTGTAAGTAAGAACAAGCTACGAGGTAGGGGCAGGGTGGTAAGTCTACTTATCAGCTCTGAAGAAGAAAAAGATATGAAGCTGCTCGGTTGGAGTACAACCATAGGAGTTAATGGTAATGTCTAGGCATACTTTCGCACATACCAAAGACTACCACTTAGAGTGGGAGGTTATTGAAGATCAATGCCATGTCCACTGTACGGTAGAGAACTGGAGTAAGTCTACTTTAGTTCGTGGGTATGTTGAGTTTGTCAGGCTTAGGGACTTCATAGGGGAAATGGGGTATGATTGTTTTTACAGCATAACTCCTAACCCTAAGTTTTGTGAAATGTTTGATGGTCACTATATAGGTGAGCAAAATGGAAAAGAGGTGATGATGTGGGTGACGCAGAAAAAATAGGGCAGGCACTGATCAGCCCGGGAACATTCATAGCTGATGAGGCTTTTGTAGCACCAGCTAGGAGACAAAAACGTTACGCTAAGAGTCAAGCTAAAGAGACGCGCAGAGCAAGAGAAGTGAGTGCCGCTCAACAAGAAAATGAAAGGCAAGCT